GCCACAAAAATTCAGAAAGGACTTATGACATGGCAAAGATGAGGACGGTCAATACAAAATTTTGGGATGATAGTTATATTGTTACGCTCGATCCGATTGAGAAGCTGTTGTTTCTTTACTTTTTAACAAATCCATTGACCGATATTTGCGGCATCTACGAGATTCCACTAAAACGAGTTGCTTACGACACTGGTATTGATAATGATATGATCCAAAAAATACTCCTCCGCTTTGAATCTCACGATAAGATTATTTATCGTAATGGATGGATTTATATAAAGAATTTCGTTAAAAATCAAGTACAAAATCCAAGTGTATTAGCAGGTGTTCAACGAGCTTTTAATGAAATCCCTCAAAACATCAAAGACAGTCTGGGTACAGACTGTGACAGCTTGGTACACTTAACTAAACTTAACTTAACTAAACTTAACTTAAAAGAAGAGTCGCCGGAGGCTTCTCGTCTCTCAAAACTTCTTTTAGAAGAAATTCTTAAAAATAATCCTAATTCTCGCCTGCATCATCTCTCCGAAAAAGAGAAAGAAAATATAATTTTAAAATGGGGTAAAGATATTGATTTAATTCTGAAAAAAGATAGACAGTCCCCTTCAATCGTCGAGGAAGTTATCCGGTTTTGCCACGGTGACAGCTTCTGGAGGGCCAATATCCTGTCAGGTAAAAAGTTGCGGGAAAAGTGGGATACTTTAATACTCCAAAAGGACCGTATCCTCTCGCGCAATAAAGTGATTTCAGAAGAACCAGTTGATTCCTCAGGAAGGAGGTTAAAAGTCCTTGGCCGTGGAAATACCCCAGAATATTGAGGCGGAGCAGTCCGTCCTCGGCGCGATTCTCCTGGAGCCGGATGCATTGCTCAAGGCAATGGACCATCTGGAGCCGCATGATTTTTACCAGACAAGGCACCGGGAAATCATGAATGCGATCCTCGATCTCTACCAGATCGGCGATGATATGGACCTCATTGCGCTGACAGAGCGGCTGAACCAAAAAGGGAAGCTGGAGGAATGCGGCGGGGCAAGTTATCTGTCGCAGATCATGAACGAGAATCCGACCTCGGCAAGTATTAAGCATCATGCCCGAATCGTCAAAGAGAAAGCAGTCCAGCGGAGGATACTGACGTGGTCTCACAACATCGCGGATGAAATCCACCGCAACGGGGCGCATGATCTGAAAGAATTCTTCGGGCGGATGGAGCAGGGGCTGATTGACTTGTCTCAGTCTATGCAGGAAAAGAAATCGCCAGACGTAACCGCGATCATCAATGACCTGCAGACCCGCTGGCGCAATGAGGCGGAGGGGGTAATCTCATACATCCCCGTCGGGGTTAAACTCGAAGAGGCCATTCCCAGATACGCTCCTGGTCATATCTGGATGATCGGCGGATATACTTCTGTAGGTAAAAGTACATTCATGGCCGACCTGGTCGTTGAATCATGTGAGGCAGGATCCAGCAATCTGGTATTTTCTTTGGAGGATTCCCGGGAAGAAAAGCTGATCAAGTTTGTCGCGCACAAAGCAGACATGAGCCAGAAGCGTCTCATGATGGGACATACAAACGGACATGAGACGAAAATCGGGAAGGCCTTTGAGGAGATCAAGAAGTGGAAGCTCTACATCTACGACGATGTATATGCATTCGATGAGATGAGGTTAAAGATTAAAAAACATAAGCTACAGCATGGAGTCAATATCGTATTCATCGATTACATTCAGAACATTATCGGGGAAGGGTCATTGTATGAGCGAATCAGCAATGTCATGCCTCAGATGCAGCGGCTCGCAAAGGAGATGCAGGTCACATTCATTATTCTCTCACAGATCAATAACGAATCGATGAAAGGCAACTCTGAGATCATCGGTCTCAAAGGAGCCGGGGAATTGTCCGCAGCAGCGGATATTATCCTCTGGCTCAAGCGAGTGAAGGGCCTCGGCAAGGAAAGATATTTGGATTGTGAAATCAAAAAGAATCGTCCATTTGGTGTGACGGCAATGTGTGAATTTACATTCTCAGAGTGGTGGTCGAGGATAGAAATGAGGGCTTTCTGATGGAATTTAAAGTTGATGTCAAAGGCGTGAAAGAAGCGTTAGAAAATATTGATGCGAAGAAAGTAGTAAGAGCAACAACAAGAGCCTTGAATCGCTCAGCAGCCTCCGGGCGAACGGAAGCAAGCAAGCAGATCAGGCAGCAATATGAGATAAAGAAGATGGATCTCGATAAACATCTGACCGTTGAAAAAGCCAACTACAGCAAACTAACAGCAGCGCTTACTGCTGTATCCTCATTTCTCAAAGCACGAATACCACTTATCCAGTTCAAAGTGAAACAATCCGGCACAAAGATTGTCAGACAGAAGGGCCGCAGTATCAGTCTAAAGAAAGGTGCGAAAGCCTGGGCGGCTCCGGTCCAGGTACAGATAAAGAAAGGATCGGGCTGGAAGACAATAACAGGCGCGTTTGTTGCCAAGATGAAGAGCGGACACATTGGCGTATTCCAACGGAGAGGCACAGCACGGACACCGATCAAAGAACTATCAACCGTTGATGTCCCGCTCATGTTCAGCAATAAGGACGTGATGAATAAAACTAAAAGCCGGATTGTAGAGCAATTTGATAAAGATTTCGCGCATGAATTGGATCGGGAGTTAAAGAAATGATAACTCATTGTATTATAAGAGTAAAATCTTTTCAAGGTACTTCCGAGGGGGGTGCCATGCGGATGGCCAGCCCAGCTCAGGATTCCGCTAGATTCAGAAAAAAAATCAGAGGGTTCGTTTCGTGAATAATAATATCCCCGAGCAGCCTGAATTAATCCCCGGAATCCACTGGCCGGAGGTATTTGAGACATCAAAGAATATCGCTGATATTTACGAAGTTGACATCCGGACAATCCAATTATGGGACCAGAAGGGATATATTAAGCGCGATGGCCGAGGCGTGTATCATTTTATCTCTGTCATCCGGGGAATCTATAATTTTCAGCTGGCCCTTATTAACAAGAAAAAAGGCACCGAAGGACAGGAACTCGACGATCTTGAGCTCAGGGAGCAGAGGGCGAAAACGGAAAAAAGTGAGATTGAACTGGCAAAGCTGCGTGGTGAGCTCGTGCTCGCCTCAGAAGTAAAGACAGAGATGTTCAATCTTGCCCGCCGGACCAGGGATGCTATCGAGAATATCCCTTCACGTATCGCGGCAATCCTTGCCGCAGAGAGTAACGAGCATAAAGTAAAAGAGCTTTTGTCAACGGAATTAAAACAGGCACTGGAAGGACTCAGTAAATGACTTCAACTATGATCTGTGAGCAGGCTTTTAAGGAAGGCATCAGGCCGACCGAGACATTGACCGTCTCTGCCTGGGCGGATGAATATGGGTATTTACCAAAGGAATGTGCAAAAGAGGCAGGCCCATGGCGCACGTCCCGCGTGCCATATCTCAGAAAGATTATGGAAGATCTCAGCACTGACTCGCCGATCCAGCAGGTCAAGGTCATGAAGGGCACGCAGCTCGCCTTTACGACGGCTGGGATAATGTGGTTTAGCTTTACCGTACACATTGACCCCGCCCCAATGATGATGGTTATGCCAACATTGGATACTGCAAAGCGCCATAGCAAGACCCGACTCGCTCCGACTATCAAAGCAATTCCTGCATTAAACGACCGTATTGACGATCCCAGGGAGCGAGACAGCGGAAATACGACTTTGTATAAAGAATTCCCCGGAGGGTATCTTGTTATTGCTGGGGCTAACAGCGCAGCATCGCTCAGGTCTCTGCCAGCAAAGAAAATCATGCTGGATGAAATCGACAAATATGAGGCGGACCTTGAAGGTGAAGGCGATACTTGCTCTATCGCAGAGAAACGAGCGGATACGTATGGAGTGGATAAAAAGATTTATAAATTATCGACTCCGACTATTAAAGGAATCTCAAAAATCGAAGAGGAATTTGATAATAGCAGTCAGCAATATTTTTATGTCCCCTGTTCTTATTGCGGGCACAAACAGATATTAAAGTGGGAGAACATTAAATTCACCCATGACAATTACACCCTGAAGGGCGCAGTCACTTATGAATGCAATGCTTGTCATGGGCATATCCACGAGTACAACAAGACTGACATGCTTGAACAGGGAGAGTGGCGGGCACATAATTCCGGCCACGAACACGCCGGCTATCACCTTTCATCACTTTACAA